AGCCGCCTCAGGGTCATACTGCACCGGCACACGGAAGAACGGCGCCGCGTGGCACTGAGCCGCCACGGCGCGGGCTTCCTCAGCCATCGCACGCGCATGGGCCGATTCAATCACGCGCTGAGCCATCCCGTCCCCGGTGACCCATACACCCCCCGGCTGGACAACCCCAACCCCCAGAGTCATCCCCTTAAAAGCCCGATGTTCCGCCATATCGCTGCCCCTTTCGCTGAATTGTCCCGCCCAACCAGAAACTGTCCCGCCCTTTGTCCCTTATCTATTTATTTATCTATCTGATTTTATTTATTATTATATACAGCGGGACAAGCGGGACATGCGGGACGCACCTATTTCCTAAATGCGCGCACATGCGACGCGCGCACACACATGAGGAAGTGCCCTGTCCCGCTTGTCCCGCTGTCCCGCATCTAAGCTTTTCAAAGACTTACCCCGCGCGAGCGGGACAAATCAGCCTGTCAGCGGGACAGATAGCGGGACAGTTCAATCCATCCCGAACCCCTTTGCTGCGCCCGAAGGCAGCAATTCAGGCGCCAGCCATACCGCCTGCGCCCTGTCATTCTCCCCAGAAAACCGCACGCGGGTCTTGATCGGCTGCGCGCGTATCTCAGCATCCGCCACCCTGGCCCGGAGCTGCGCCAGCACCGTGCCCCAGCGCCCGCCTTGCCATTCCGTTTGCTGGTACAGCCTGGCCAGCGATGGCCTTCGCCCGGCTGCCACATACAGCCCAACCCGCGCCGCATCCCCACCATCTATGGGGTACGGGGCCAGTCGCAGGCCTATCTCAGCCAGCAGCTTCGCCGCCGGCGCATCCGGTTCGCGCAAGGTGCGCTCCACCAATACCGCCACGGTTTCAGAATGGCCGGGCCCGGTCAGCACGGGGCATGACATCAGATGCTGAAGGCAGCGCGCCGCCGTGGTGTCTTCCGCCTGTTCGGCTTCCGTCACCACCCAGCCCCACGCCCACTGCAAGGCTTCTTCCGCCTGCGCTTCCGTCAAGGGCAGATCAGCCACCATGGCTTCCCGCGCGCCGATCAACCACCCCAGCATATCCGCGTATCGCGGCGAACAGCCCGCACGGTTCAGCACCAGGCGCATCATGGCCGCATTGGCGTGAATGCGCGGCCAGGCGGCGATGGCGCGGCCCCACAAGGCCGGCGCTTCCTTCTGGCACCAGGATAGCAAGGCGGATTTTTCCAGGCTTGGCACACCAGGGGCGCGGGGCCATAGCATCAGGCGCAGAATGCGCGTGGTTTCCGCACTGTTGGCGACAGGCGCGCCAATAGCGCCCATCACAGCCGTGCCCACCACCTCTGTCACCACGGCGGTCTGGCTGCCCTGCCCCCGGAAGGACCGGCTACCTTCCCCGGTTACAATCCGCCGGAGCATTGCCAGCACGCGCAGCAATTCTTCGCCTTCGAATTCATCCAGGATCATCGGCGCCGCGCGCTGATTCATGCGCTGGCGCAGGCCCGCTTCCGTGGTGTCATTCGTCATTTCACCAGCCGGGCAAAGCGCGGCCAGAATTTCCAACAAAGTTGATTTCCCCGCACCTTCCTGCCCATCAATCATCGCAAGGGGGCGCATGGGCGCCAGCGCGCCCAAATTGGCAATCACCCACCAACCCAACAGCATCCGATCTGACGCGGCGTTTTCCCAATTCCACTGCCGGAACATGGCTTCGGCTTCTTCCGCCAGCGCGGCGCTGCCCGCTTCCGGCCGGCCATCCTGCCCATCATGCGGCTGCGCAATGGCGCGCGCTGCGATATACGCAATGCCATCCCGAATGAAGCTTGGCTTGCGCGCCCCATCGGCAAAGAAAACATTGGCGCCTGCATGCACCACAGGCTTGCCCTGATGCAGCCAAACCCCAGGCCCGCGGCGCGGCGTGGTGGGGTCAAACAACCCCACTACCGTCATTTGTTCCGCAAGCGCCTTGTGCAGCTTGCGCGGGCTGTAATCCCCGGTCTTCATGCCTTCCTTATCGAATTCCGGGAAGTAGAGCGCAGCCCAGCCCGTGGCATCCCCACCCAGCAGCGCATTCAACGCGCCACGCGCGGAAAGCTTGCCAGCCTGAATGGCGATGATCTGCCGATACGCATCCACAAACCACCACGTCTCCCCATTCACGCCCAAGCATTCGACCGGCGCGGCGGACCAATCCAAATCCTCCGGCGGCGGCGATTCAGGGGGCGGAGCATCACCACCCCCACCCTTGCGCTTGCCCTTGCCGCCTTCCACCACCTTCAACTGCCTGCCAGCATCATTGAGGGCGCGGTCAAATCCATCATCGAAGGTCGCCGACACGTGGAACCCCCCTATAGCCATTCGCCCGGCACAAGCGCCGCGCGGCTTCAAATTCCGACACCGCCCAAATGTATTGGCCGAGGCTGACAAAGCTGCGCCCCCGCGCACCATGCGACCCGGTGATCCAGTCACCGGAGGCAGTGCAGACCCAAACCGCATGCTGTTCGGGCGCTTCCATGGCGGATGCCATCAGCAGCACCGGCCAATCCAGCTTGTCATCGCGCAGCGCATTCACCTGGGGCAACCGCGCTTCATACCAAAGCGGCGTGCCGGAGCGCGGCGCTGTCATCAGCCGCCGCGTGAGACCTAGCGCCACCATCGCGCGCGCCATGTGGCCCGCATCTTCCTTGGTGAGTTCTTCCGGGAAGGCCCAGGCAATTTGCTCACCGCCTTTGGTGCCGCGTTTCGGCAGCGGCGCAAAAATACCGGTATCCAGGCCATGCGGCTTGCGGTTGTCCCAAGCGGATGCGATTCTGGCGAACCGACGCTTATCCCAAGCGGATTGGATTCTGGCGCGGCGATCAGGGGCGAGGGCGGCGCTCATGCCGAAAACCCCTTGCATGATAGGCCCGATGGGCCTATAACTGCGGCATGTTCAAACCCGCCACACGCCCCGCCCTTCCCGCCGATGCTATCGGCTTCATTGCCCGCCGCGATGATCGGCCCGAGCGCCTGGCGCTGTTCAAAGCTGACAACACGCTGTCCAATACGTTCCGCATTGACGAAACGGTTGACACTCTGCGGCCCGCGCTTGCGGATGCAGGCATGACGGTTGACGCGGCGGGCATTGTGCGCCGTGTCGCCTGAGCAATTTCGCGAAGCCGTAGCCGCCCTTGGGCTATCGCAGCGCGCGGCGGCATTGGCGCTTGAAGTGGATGAACGCACAGTGCGCAAATGGGCGCTTGGTGAGCGCGCCGTTCCAGGCCCGGCCAGGGTCGCGCTACGCTGCATGTTGACACTCCGCCAGCTTGGCCGTGACGCTTAGGATTGTTCGGCCGAGCAATTCTGGAATGACAGGGACAACTGCGTTTCCGAGGCATCGCAGGCGGTCCACCCTATCGGGAACCCCATGAGCCACTCGACCCACGGCGGGTTCAGTTGCCCACCACTCCATTCCGCTAAAGTCGGGCCAGCCACCCTGCCGCGCTCCGCTTGCGTTGCCTGACTGCCGGATTTCCAATCGCGCGCTGTTGGCGTGGGCGTCCGCACCAAATGACAAAGCTGCACTTGGCCGCGCCCGTTCCGGGTGCCGCCCTTGGCGTCCACAGTGTTCGGCGTCGGCCAAAAGCGCGCCGCTGTCAGCAGTGACTTGGTGACATCCGCCCCCATGGCATCCATGCCTTCCGCCCGCGGCGTGGGCAATAATCCAGACCCGATTCCGCTGGTGCGGCGCGCCGACATGGACAGCACCCACCACGCCCGCCCACCAGGCGTAACCGAGTGCTTCCAGGTCAGCGAAAACCCTGTCTGCGCCGCGATTTCTGAGCGCAGGCTCGTTTTCAGCAATGACCCAAGCTGGGCGGATTTCTCCGATAAGTCGGGCAAATTCGCGCCACAATCCGCTTCTGGCGCCATCAAGGCCGATACCTTTTCCGGCAACGCTGATGTCTTGGCAGGGGAAGCCACCACAGATTGCGTCAATGGCAATTCCGTCAGCGGCAAGCCTGTCTGCACTGATGGCGGTGACATCATGATAGCGCCTCACCTGCGGCCAATGCTTCGCCAGCACACGCCGCGCAAAAGGGTCAATTTCACAGAAGGCAGCGGTGTGAAAGCCGCCCGTGCGCTCCAACCCCAGCGCGAAACCGCCAATGCCTGAAAACAAGTCCAGCGTGCGGATCATGCGACCACGCCTTCCAACAACGCGCGCATATCCGCATGGCAGCGCGCGACTTCTTCATCATTCCGCAATTTGCGCCATACTTCCGCAAGCGTCAGAAGCGTCAGCAGCTTGGCAGCCAGGTCCGCGCTCATGCGTGGCCCTCAATCGGCGCGGCGGCGAAGGCGGCGGTCTGGCGCGCCGTTGCGGCCAGGATGTAGCCATAGACCAGATCGAGCGTATCTTTCCCCGCTTCTGGCCATTGATCCTGCCGCCGCCCGGCGATGGTTTTCTGCGCCATCAGCGCAGCCAGCACTTTCTTTTCCTGCGCGGACGTCAGCCCATGCCGCGCCAGCACTTCGCGCACTTCTTTCCCGGCGGCACCAAGCCGCGCGAATTCCGCCCCATCACACATAGGCCGGGAACCTTCCACGGGCGGGCGGGCCTTGCCATGCGCGATCCTTTGGCCGGGGCCGCGCATCATCTTCCGCCGCCCCGCGCTTGCTGAAGCAGCGCGCGTGATGCGCTGGGCAGTAAGCGCTATCTTGCCGCCCGTCTTCATTCCGCCGCGCCGGCGCATCGCAAAAGCGCGGTTCTTCCCCCAGCAGCCTTTCCTTGTCTCCCCACATCGGGAACTGACAGCCCCGCGCTGGAAAAAGCTGCGGCCGAGGCCCGGAAGCCCCAGCCGCAGAAGTTGCTATAGGGAGGACAGTCACATGCGCGGTAGCAGCCGCCGCGCGCGGCCCGGGCTGGGCAGATGCCTCAGCCAAGCTAGAATGGGCGACGGGCGCCACTTGGAACCCCCCGACGACCGTCGCCCTAAGCCGCGGGGCACCCGTAGCGCGCGGCTTATTCTTCACACCTTCCAGCGCAATCGGCAGAGGCCGTGCATCCAGCTTCAGCCGATGCGCTTTGCCGACCACGGAACCCTTGGACACGCCAAGTTCATTGCCAATTTCAGAGAAGCTGTAGCCGCGCGCATGTAATTCGCGCAGCCGATCAACCATCCCGGGCTTGTCCCATGGGCCAGGATGGGCGCTCATGGCTGGCGCCTGCGGGCTGTTTTTGCTTTCTCGCTGGCCCTCACACGATGCTCCGCCGCATCAGCCAGATTCCAACACCAATCGCCAAGCTTTCCCAGCCGCGCTGAAACCGCGCGCCATATCGCCGCCTTGATCATTTCTTCACCCCCTCCAAAATCGCCGCTGCTTCTGTGGCGACAGCAACCAAATCCAGCATTTCCTGCCGCAGCACCGCGCGTTCAGCTTCAGTGATCACGCCATCCGCAAACGCACGCCCGAAGGCCGCGAACACGTCACTGGAATTCTGCCCGACCGAGGCGATGGCGCTGATGGCGCAGCCGCTGATGGGTTCCACATGCACTAGCGCCATGCCATGCATGCCGGCCATCAGCCGCGTCAGCACAGGCACACCCGCCGCGCGTTCCAAATCCGCCACAACATCCAGCGCAGGAAAGCGATCTTTCGCTTCCTGATCATAGCTTGCGGCCAGATGAGTCTTATTGACCCGCGTTGCCGCCGCCGCCGCTTCCAGCCCGCCCGAATGCTGAACCAGCACCCGAAACCCGGTCTTAAAGGCGCGGCGTTCTTCTTCCGTGGTCAGGTGCATCAGCGCGCCCCCATCGCGGAACCATTCCGCATGACAAATGCGGAAGCCTTCGCCATATTCCGGCAGAGAAGGAGAATGACGCGATGCTGAAACCAATCACCGCCGCCGCCCTGGGGCTTACCCTGATGGGGTGCCAGTCCATGGACAAAACCATGGCCATGGCCACCGGCACTTTGCGGGTTGAACCGCACCCGCTTCATCAAGACAGCGTGCGCGTTATCACCCTGCATCGCGGCCCACTTTACTTCGATAGCCTGGGCAGGGGCCGAGGCACCACGGAAGCACTCCGCACCACGGTTGACGCGCTGTTCGGCGACAAATGCAAAGACGCGCCGATCATCCCGGAAGGCACCGTGCAGGTCACTTCCTTCCGCCAGGACATTGCCTTGCGCGTGATCTGCCCTGAAGCACGAAAATGACATCAGGCGGCACCCCGCAACCGATCAACACGGTGCACCGCCAGTTCCTGGGCGGTCACCGCCCCATTCGTCGCCTTTTCAACCGCAAGACAGCGGGTGTCCGGCACCCCATAACGGCGCCAATCCGCAAGGGTTCGGCTGGAAATACCAATACTGCTGATAAAGGCATCAAGCCCACCAGCAGCTTCGATTGCACGGGACAAGGGATCGGACATGGCGCGACCATGCAGGATTTCTGCATACCGTGTCAATCACCTTCTGCATGGAAACGCAAAAAAGCTGCAGGCAGTATATCTGTCATGCCTCCGACCCCGCACAAAACCTTCGTTGGGAATAACCTCCGCATCGCTATAGACGCGCTTGGTCTATCCCAGGCCGAGTTCTGCCGCCGCACCGGAATCGCTCCAAACAAACTCAGCAATTACCTACGCGGCGACAATTACCCAGACCCCATGTGGCTTGTGCGGGTCTGTGACGAATTCGGCCTTACCACCGATTGGTTTTATCGGGGTGCTCGCGCGGGCGTGGCGGCCGGCGTGGCGGCATATTTGCGGGCGGGGGCGCCGGCATAGCTGGCGGCTTTGACGGCAGAGGTGATCCAGGCTCCCGGAACCCTCTTTTGGATAAATTAGGAATCATGTCGCAAAACTAGAACAAAACGGGAAATCCCGTCAACGGCAGAATTTCTGCATTTTGTGCTTGCATGCCATGCAGGAAATCTGCATATTGCCTCCGTCAAACCAAGACGGAGGCACAAGTGGCATCGCACCAAATCCTCGTTAGAGAACGCATCGACGGCAAAGATTTTGCTGTCGTTCGGTATTCTGACCGCATTCGCCTGACGTATTGCACACGGCACATGATTGATGGCCGCCCCGTCAAGGCTGCGCATTGGCAGCGCGAAAAGGCAGCCGCCGACGCCATGATGAAGGCGCGCGGCGAATGAACGCGATCACGCCGCAATTCGCGCCCGCCGCGGTTGCCGCGCTGGAGGCGCTGGTCCGCAGCGCAATCAGCTACAAGGCGATGGTTCTGCTTTGGCAAGGCCGCATCGCCCGCCGCCAAACCGCCCCCTGGGGTGAGCGCTACTGCCGCCAATGCGAAGACTTCTGGACAGGCGAATTGGCGCGCACGCTCAGGCTGATCATCGAAGGCACAGAAGCCGACATCCTGGCCCATGCGCCCGCCACGCAGGAGGCGCAGCCATGAACCGGCGCACCGTTCGCCTTGGCCAGCTATCTGTCGTCACCGTTGAAAGCGACATCCGCAACGGCAGCATCAAACTGGTCAACCACCTTCACGGCCACCCCACAATCGAACCGCACGAAGCCCGCGCGTTTGGCGAAGCGCTGATCGCCGCCGCGGACGATGTCGCAGCATACAAGGTGAAGCAATGAACCAGATCACCCGCCCGCGTCTGGTCGCGCATTCGCTGCGCGATCCCATGGCCGCAATCTCCGCCCGGCTTGAAGACCTGCCGCCGTACATGTGCGCTGGCGCGCGCCACGCGATCCGAACCGCCACCAGCACGGATCAAGTGTTGATTTTGGCCGAGTACGCCGAAGAAGCCGCCCGAGAAGCGGAAAACTTTGTGCGCGGAGACAGGCAGGCAGCGGCCTACCGCCTGATGGCCGCGATCCTGCGCGAAGCCGCCCCAATCATTGAAGCCCAAAGAAAGGAAGCCATGGAATGACACAGCAGCCCACCAAAGCGCAGCAGCGCGCCATGCACCGCAAGCATGTGTTCCTGTACCGCGCCGGCCCAGGCAAGCCTACGTTTTGGGGCAATTACTTTTCGACTTATTGGTACGCGACAAAAGACATTCCTTACACAGAATGGAAGGGCGACACGCACGACTTTCAGGAATATCTTTGGGATGTGCGGACTTTGCGCGGATACGACAAAGAAACTGACAAGCAATTCGACCTGAAAGCAACGAATGGCCACTATTTGGTAAGCGAATTCCAGAAGTTATCAGAACAGCAGCGAGCATATCATTATTCGGTTCTCTGCGCTGCGGAAATTGAAGCCATCAACGGCGTCCGCCAACTGGCCCTGGCGACCAGTAGGGAGGCAGCAGCATGACACACCACCCCAACCAAGCGCCGCATCGCGGCTGCTATGATTGGCCGGCCATCGAAGGCCAGCGCCTGCCGCGCAAAAGCTGGGTCGGCATGAAGCTGACCGCCCTTGTGCTGGCCAGCCCGTTACTCGCCATCGGCTTCCTGTGGATGGCCTACTACCTGGTGCAGGGCCTTGGCGTATTGGCGCTGATCTTCGCGGCGGTGCTGGCATGATTGCCCCCAGCCTGAACGCCGCCATCGCCGTCGCGTATGATGCGCTGAGCGCCGCCGAACGCGCGCCAGACCGCATGACAACGCTGCTTCACCTGCGCCGCGCCGGCATGGCCGTGCAAGCGCTGGAAGCAGATGTCGCCCGCGTGCAAGCGCTGGAAGCATCACCCATTCCCGCGCACTGGCGCCAGCAGCCGGTCGCGCTGGCAGACATGCCGGCGAATGTGGTGCCACTCCGCCGCGCGCGGCATATCCCAATCCACCACGGGGGCGCCGCATGACACACCCCGGCAATGGCCGCATCGTCTTCACGCCTGAACGCTGCGCGGCACTGGCAGAAGATTGGCAGGCTGGCGTTGACGCCAGCGCCATCATGGAACGGCTGAACACCATGCCCTCCGCCTACCCTGTCTTCAGCCCGCTTGCGGTCATGGACAAGGCCCGCGTGCTTGGCCTCAAACGGCCGGAAGGCTGGATGCGCGCCAAAAGACAAACCGCCAAACCAAAAACCTGGACGAATGAACGCCGGGACCTGCTGCACAACCTGATCAACCTGATCCCGGATGATGATTTGCTGGAAAGGCTGAACACCCTACCCGGCCCGGCAGTGCGCAACCGGCGATCCATGCGGGACAAAGCTCAGGAACTTGGCTATTTGGCCGAACGCCCGCGCCGATCCGGCCCCAACCAAGGCACCTGGACAGAATTGCGGACATCCTTTCTGCGCGAAAACTACGGACGCATCCCGCCGGCGGAATTGCTTGTCGCGCTGCAATACATGCCCGGCCCGGCCATCGGCAGCATGAAAACCGTGCGCAGCGCCGCGGTGCGGCTGGGCATTAAAAGCGCGGGGCTGGTCAGGAAACCACCCCCACCTCGCGCATCCCGCGCAGCCAGGCCACGCCCAACCCTGGCCACCAACACACCCGAACCCGCCCCGCGACCCCTGACGGCTGAGGAACAGGATGCGATCATCCTGGAAAAACTCGCGCGCATCGAAGCGCAAGCCATGAAGCTGTTCAGCCGCCGCGAAAGCGCCGCGACAGTCAGCGGATCACTGAAAATCCCCCTACGCGAAGCCTTCCGCCTGCAGGCAGTACATCGCGAACAACAGAAGGAAGCCGCGTGATGGGTCACTGGCAACCAATCGAAACCGCGCCAAAGGATGGAACAGCCGTTCTTGTATGGGATGCCTATGAAGGCGCACTTACGGTTGGCTGGGTAGTGGCGAAGTATTTGGCCAATGATGGATTTTCAGTAGGGCGCATGACCACGGATTTATACAATTCGGGGCCTATGGGATGGGTTCGCGCGACGCCCGACCTCGCCGGGTTCCACCTTAAGCTAATAAACCCCACCCACTGGATGCCATTGCCGGATTCACCACCATACAGGCATGAGAGCAATGACTGACCGCCTGCTCACCCGCCCCCAGGTCGCCGACCTTTTCCAGATCAGCCCCCGGCACTTGCAGGATTTGGAAAAACAGCACTCAATCCAACCACCAAGGCTTGGCCGGGCGGTGCGGTATGACACAGCCACAATCCTGCAACTGAAGGCCGCGTTTCAATGCCCCTCACGCTCACCCGCCGCGGCGCCGCCGGCGCTTGGCAGATCATCGGCACAGTTGCCGGGCAGCGCATCCGGCAATCTGCGCGGACGTCTGACCGCAGGCTCGCGGAAGAAGCCAGGGCCGAACTCGAAGCCAGCCTCTATCGTGGTGCCGTTTACGGCGCGCGGGCGGTAGTCACCTGGGATCAGGCCGTCAATTCCTATCTGGACGCAGCGCCGCGTAGCGCCGCCGAGAATGCCCGGCTGCTGCGCCTGCTGGATAGCCTCACGGGCAAGCGGCTTTCAGACATCACGCAGGCCACCATTGACCGCGTGATCCAGGCGCGCTGCCGCCCGGGCGCGCAGCCCGCCACGAAGCTGCGGGAAGTGATCACGCCGATCCGCGCCGTGCTGGCCCATGCCGCGCGGCGCCAGTGGTGCGATATGCCAAACTTCGAAGCACCCAAGGGCGCCAGCGGCGTCAAGCGCACGCGATGGCTCACCCCGGCCGAGGCCGATTCCCTCACCGCCGCCGCCGCGCCGCATTTGGCGCCGCTGATCCTGTTCCTACTTGGCACTGGCGCGCGCATGAGCGAGGCGCTGGCGCTGCAATGGGCCGATCTGGACCTGACACATGGCCGCGCGCTGCTGCGCGACACCAAACAAGGCCGAGACCGCGTGGCGAGCCTGCCGCCGCGCACCGTGGCAGCCCTGGCCAATCTGCCGCACCGGGAAGGCCATGTCTTCCGCCCGCCGGCCAAGAAGCGCGGCAAGCAGCCGCTGGCCTATGCCGACACGGGCGGGCTATACGGCGGGCAGATCGCCACCGCCTGGCGCGGCGCCTGCAAACGCGCCGGCATAGCCGATGCCAGCCCTCACACTTTGCGGCACACCTGGGCAAGCTGGCATTACGCCATGCACCGGGACCTGATGCGGCTGAAATCGGATGGGGATTGGAGCACCGTCAGCCAAACCGAGCGTTACACGAAGCTTGTGCCGGGCACGATGGCGCCGGAAATTCGGAAATTTTTAGGGCTGACCAAGCCGAATAAGCGCGCTGCGGCGTGACATCAAAACAGAAAAGGATGCGATGAATGGCGACGATTTGGAAACATTCTCCCGGCGACTGGTGCCACATCTGCGGCAGCCGCCACTTGGCAACCGTGGACATTGAATACCCGAACAATGCCGAACATGAGACGACCAACACAAAGTATGTGCGGATTTGTGCGGGATGCGCCGAAGCGATTTTGTTTGTGATCAAGAGCGGCGTGAAGATTGATACCAAGAATCGCATCAATCCAAGCGGGCCATGAGGGGCACATGGAAGAATTTTTGACACTGCGCCAGCAGAAAAAACGAGGAATTGAACCCGTTTTGAAATTGCCGCATGCCAAGCCCACACCATCTCCCGGGCGCGATGGGCGCGATCTTGAAATATGTCGGCTTAGAGAAATCGGGCTAACACTAGACGCCATTGCGCGCCTCTTTGGCATTAGCCGAGCGCGCGTAGCACAGATAATAAAGAAGGCCCCCAAGATTCGCCGCAGACACGAGGCACAGGCTATTATAGCCAAGGCGCTAGACGGCAGGCAGCGATCGGCATTCTGGGTGCAGCGACATGATTGGACACCCGAAAAGCAGGAAGAAGAAATTCGCCGCGAAAGAAAAGAAATCGTGTCAAAGCTAGAGCAGTTACCCGCCGCAAGGATGAAACTGTGATGATTCGCACTGCCCGGCATATGTCAGAAACTTGCCACTGTTCCGTTCTTGTTCATGCCTTTTAGTGCCATTCTGTTCCTGTTGGCCGCAAAAATATCCGCGCTAAGCCCTTGAAATCATGGTGCTGTTGGAGAGAATTGAACTCTCGACCTCTCCCTTACCAAAGGCGCGGCCTATCCTGAATTGTCTCACGCTATCAATACGTTAAGCGCCACCACACCATGCCGCGTGTCAATTTCTTGCCATTGCCCAACCATTTTCCTGACATCAGCAAAATGGTCACGCCCCCGGCCCAGCTTCCAGCACCGCCGCCGCGCGGGCGTAGATCGCGCGGCGATCCGCCAACCCATTCCGCCCGCCATTCACGCGCAGCGTAATGCTCTCCACCATCTCCCCCGCCCCCTGATCCGCCAAATCATTCAGCCGGTTATCCGCCCAGAACAGCCCGGCAGACATCGCCGAACCTTCGCGCGTGGCAGCCCAGGCCGCGGCGGCTTCTGGCGTATCCAGGCCATATACCTGAGCGAGCCGCGTGAAATTGCGCCGCCCCGTGGTTTGGATCAGGCCGCGCGCGCGAAAGGCCCAGCCATCACCCGGCTTCACATTGCCCAGGTCTCGGCGGCCGCCATACACGAAATTCGCCAGCGCTTCCGGGTCGCGCACGTAGCGCGCGGCCTCAGCCTCAGTCGCGAATCGGCGCGGCCATACCGCCTGGATGCGGCCGGCGGTGCGATAGAACAGGTCTTCTTCCGTGACGGTCAGCCCCATGCTTTCATGCCCCATCTGCGCCAGGAAATGCGCCACGCGGCGCGGCGTGGTGATGGCGTAGCGCTGCATTGCCGCATCCAGCCAAACCGCCCAATCGCCCCGGCCCGGGAAAATTGCGTCAAGCTGTTTGGCGGTAATGGCAGGATCAGGAACGCTCATTTTCACCTCCGCCGCTGGCGCAAATATGCGCTTGAACCAATTCATGGCGCGACCAGCCCGCGCACCAGGCGCAGCTTGGCGCGGCAATCTTCGCCGGCATCAACCGTGTCCAGCATCCAGCGCGCGACCGCGTGATCATCCAGGGTCAGTTCAAGGGCGGGCTGGGGCTGGCATTCCAACAGGCTGGCGGGCAACGCCACCTTGGGCTGCGCGCAACCCGTCAAGAGCAGCCCGCACAGGGCCGCTATCAGCGCAGGAATTCGAAGCTGGCGCACTGTTCACCGCCCTTCTGATGGGTTCCATTTTCGCCCGGCGCGCGGCGCTTTCCGCCGCCGCCTGTTCAAGCGCGGCAATCGCTTGGTCGCGCGCCGCCACCTCAGCCTCAGCCGCCGCAGCCCGCGCGGATGCGGCATGGCGCCCCATGCGTTCCAGGCTGGCCCAGCCGATCAGCAGCGCAAGCACGCCCGCCAGCACCGCAAAGCGGCCAAGGGGCGAGCGGATGAATGCCAAGGCCGCGATCATCACTTCCGTTCCGGCAGGATTGCGGAGACCAAGCCAAGCATCACCGTGGCCACCAGCGCATAATGCGTCAGCGCGCCGTCACCCCGATCCAAGCCCGCCAAACCAAGGCAAACCCACACCAGGCTGCGCATGGTGCCGGGCTCCATCATGCGGTCACGCAAATAGGACAAAGCTTTCATGATTCTTCCCCTTCATCGGTTTCAGGCCAAAGCATTCTTTCCACGGTCATGTGCAGCCCACGCATCAGCGCCGGGCTTTCAATCGGCACGGAAACCACCCGGACGCGATCGGCGTATTCCGCCGTGATCATGATGCTGACAGGCTTATCGGCCAGCACACCTTCCAGCGCCGCCACCGCATGCGCGGCCAGGTCAATGCGCGCCGGCACCGGCGGCTTTGTGCTTGCCGTCATGCGACCCCCAACTTGTAAGGAATGCTTAAAGGTTCAGCGCCACCCAAAGGCGGAAACCGGGCTGGCCCAATTCAACCCAAAGGCCAGGCCAGAAGCCTGCGTGTTGCTGACTTCCATATCGAAGCGGAAGCCATCCAGCGCGCCTTCGCTGGCATGCCCGGCAAGGCGCGCAGCATCTGGCCGGGTAATCCGCACCAGCTTGCCGCCCGCTTTCTGAATGGCCCGCGCTTCATTCTCGAACCGCATGTCATCCACAATCACCGCCACACCTTCAGCGCGCAGCCGATTCGCGCGCATGATGGCCAGGCGCACCCAAATATCGGATGCCATGGCGCCCCGGCCCCATTCCGTGCCGAGCGTTTGCATGGTGTAGCGCGGGGTCCGCCCCGCCAGCGCTTCCATCGGCTGGGATTTCAGATTGCCTTCAATCGCGCACTCAATCACATCAGCCGATTCGCCCGCTTCACGCAGCAGCGCCGCCACCATGGCCTTCAACGGCGCGGCGAATTTCACCACCCGCCAGCCATGGCCAGCCATAGCCGCTGCCAGAGTAGATTTCCCGGAACCAGGCGCGGGGCTGTAAAGCCCAATGAGCGGCGCCATCACGCCACCGCATCCCGAAACATATCGCCTTGGCGCTGCGCTTCTTCTATGCGTCGGCAGGCGATGTCGAAATAGCGAGGCTCGATCTCAATCCCGATGAAGGGATGGCGCATCTGCATTGCCGCCACGCCGGTTGAACCGCTACCCATGTAGGGATCAAGGATCACGCCGCCGGGCGGAACCTTTGC